TTACAGAAATAATTGCAAAAGATGATAAAGATATACAAATAGAAATGTTACAGGCACAAATAAATGAAATGAAAGGAATGATTAGTAATGCAAAACCAAATGATGAATTTACTGATGATTGTACCTGTAGAAGTATTAGTGTGGCAGAAGGAATAAGTTGGGAAGAATGCCACAAAAAATTAAGTGATTTATCAAGAGATGAAGGTATGATTTTAAATGATGTTGATTTTATAGAAGATTATTTAGACAAAAGATACCCTAGATTATGTTATTATGATATGACGATAGGAGAATTTGCTAAAATAGCACCAAAAGGACATTTTGTTGCCACTATGAACGGACATATCACAGCAATAATTGATAATGTGATTGTTGATACATTTGATTGTTCTAATAGAAAAATAAAATGTTGTTGGCAAATTATGTGATAAGTAGAGTTTGACAATTATCAATAATACTGATATAATTAAAAGTGGTATTGATTATATCAATATTCACAAATTTCTTTTTTTCTTTAATAACTTTATATTTGGTTATTAAAAATATCTTTTAAATAGGAGAATTGTCGAATTTGGCAATTCTTTTATTTTATGTTAATATATATTAAAGGAGGTAAAATATGAAACAAGCGTGGAGCGATTTAAAGTCTTTTGTTACTATAGCATTTACTATAACGATAATAACATTAGTAGTTGTTGTAGCAATTAAAGGAAAATGGGATATGTTCCAAATAGTATTTACTTTGTTTTCTAATATAGCAACAGCAGTATTTACATATTATTTTACTAGAAAAAAAGATGATGAAATTATAGAAAGAAGTGAAGAATTATGAAACCAAAATTTCCAACAAAATACATAGCATTTACTACTTATTTTGGTCCAGACCATAAAGCAGTAGATATACCTAATGGGGTAACTGTTAATAATAAAATGATGGATAATAAAGATGTGTTTTTTACACACGATGGAAAAGTAATAACTAATTCTTATGCAAGTGATTATGGTTATTTTATTGAATATGAATACACAGGAGAAGATGGAGCAAGATATGTAGTAGGAGATGGTCATTTTGATAGTAAGCCAAACTTACAAGTAGGAGCAACATATAAACAAGGAACATTCATACATAAAATGGGAAATACTGGAGATAGTAGAGCAATACACGACCACCATAGATTAACTAGAAATGATGTTAGAGTAAATCCATTAGATTATGAATATGTATATCCAGACCAAGTAGTAGGTCAATATGAAACAGCAAAGTTAAAATATTATACACCAGCACAACCAAAAGTTAAATATAGAGGACACGTTGAAAATAAAGGGTGGTTACCTTGGGTTGCTGATGGTCAAACAGCAGGAACAACAGGAAAAAAATTAAGATTAGAAGCGATACAAATTGATACATCTATAAGTATTGAAGCAAAAGCACATATTCATAATGTAGGTTGGAAAGATTATGGTAAAATAAATAAAAATACTATAATTGGAACAACTGGCCAAAATAAAGCGATAGAATGTATATGTTTAAAAGGTAAAGTTAAATATAGAGTACACATAAGAAATTATGGTTGGACGCCTTGGACCGACGCAGATGGAATATCAACACTTGGTTCGGTAGGGCAAAATTTACCAATAGAAGCAATACAAATAAAAGAAAGATAAATTTGACAGTATTTAAAAAAATGATATAATGAAACTAGGGAAATATAATGTCCCAATAATTTTAGCAGGAATTGCATAGACAATTCGTGAAAGCAACTTTTGACAGTTGCTTGAAGTAGATATGTAGCAATTCGCTTGATGTGATTTGTGTATTCTAGGTTAATATCTGCTTCAAGGTGCTGTCAAGAGGCACTAGGGGAAAGATACACACCTAATATCTTATTATCTAAAATTTTATTTTGTTTTTTATTAAAGTTGTTTTTATTTTTTTGCATTTTATACTTTTTTTATTTTTTACCATAGTATCTTTCTCCAAACAATTAAGAGGTGTTATGATGAGTGATATGTTAAAGTTTATGCTAAGAATGTATGAAATGGGTTCTATGGATTGGCTGGGATATGACAATGAAGAAAGATATTCATTTCACCATATTCAAAAAAGATGTGATGGAGGAAAGACCATTATATCTAACGGAGCACCTTTACACATATCAAGTCACTCATATTTGCATACAATAGAACATTATGACCTAGAAAAGTACATTTATTTAAACACTATTTTAAAGGCAATTAACGACCAAAAGTGTATGCCTAGTATAGAACAATTAAAACAAATAAAACTCGCCTTATTGGGCTTCCAAAATGAGTATGAGGGCAAATTAAGTTCTAGGAATAAATTAATTATCAAAAAGGAGTATAGAATTGAATAAAGAAAGTTTAAAAAAGGTAAGTGATAGAGTTCATCTATTAGTAGATAACCCTGATGTACCTATTGAAGATAAAGTTGAATTATTAATAAACATACTCCGCTTTTTAAATCCAGAGGAGTATGAAGATAATATAAAAGTTCTTCAAGAACACAAATTACAATTAAAAAGAGATGAATTAGAATAGTTCTTTACACAAAGAATTATTTTTTTTATTTTTTTCAAAAAAGGTATTGACGAACGTGGTAGGAAATGGTAATATGAAGACACTAGAAAGGAGATTAGGAAATGGAAAATAAAAAAATTGTAAGAAGATATTTTAAAATAGCCGATACTATCCAAAATAGAATTATTATTCCTAAATGGTTCATTGATGAACACGGAAGAGAATTTTATATGGAAGTATATGAAGACTATATCAAATTAATTCCAATAGAAAAGTTTAACAAAAAAGAAAAGGAGGAATAGTATGAAAGACAGTTTTATTTTATATAATTCCTTCTATGAGCCAATTAAAAATTTAACTAATGAACAACTTGGAAAATTATTAAGAGCAGTATTTGATTATACAATTAATGGGGTTACAACAAAAGATAATGATATTTTAATAGCATTTATGTTTATTAAAAATCAAATTGATTTAGATACAAAAAAATGGGAAGAAGAAAGAAAAAAAAGAAGCGAAGCAGGAAGACTAGGTGGAATTAACAGAGCAAAAAATCAAAATCAAAAACTTTCAAGCAAAAGTAAGCAGTGCTTAGGAGTACTTAAGAATGATAAGCAAAGTCAAGCAAATCAAGGTGATAATGAAAATGAAAATGATAATGTTAATGTAAATGTTATTAATAATAACTTGTCGAGCACAGTTGATGAAATAATCAATTATCTTAATCAACCAGATACAGATGAACCTATTAGAAGTTTTACAAAAACTTCCAAAAGCACAAGGTCTAAAATATCTGCTAGACTTAAAGAAGGCTTTACTATTGATGATTTTAAAGATGTGATTTTTTATAAATATAATCAGTGGGTAAAAAAACCAGTTCAATTTAATAATGGTGTAATGAGTGAAACATACTATAGACCCGATACCTTGTTTAGTACTAATTTTGAAAATTATCTACAGGAGTATAGGGAAAAATCTAAATGATAGATACAAAAGACATTGAGTATTGTATATTTTTATGTTTATGCTGTGACGCAGAAAACTTAGATATGGACGAAAAGTATTTTACTATGAAGAAGGAATTTAGGTTTTTAAAAAAACTTAGAGATAAATACCCTAGAATAGATTTTGTAAATACTAAAGTCGCAGTATCAGAACAAGGAAGATGGGATAATTTCTTAAATGGGTTGTTTGATAGAAACATTACTGAATTAAGAACTGAGGGAATTGAAGATTATTATAAACTTCTTAAAGATACCTATAACAATAATTTGTATATTCAAGCACAAGAAGATTATAAAAACAAAAAAATAACTAAAGCACAGTTGATGTCTAAATTAAATGAAATAGAAGATGATGAAGAGCAAGTTCCTATTACGATAGACAATATTAAACAAGAAACTTCTATTGAAAGAGAATATACCAACATTAAAGAGTTAGACTATCTTACAAAAGGAATTGAGTATGGAAAAGTAACTATCTGGACCGGTGTTACTAACGCAGGTAAAACAACAATGGTTACTCAATTTGCTAGAGAATGTTTATTAAATAATAAAAAAATATTCTTCTTTGCAGGAGAACAAACTGCAAGTGAATTTAAGAATTATTTATATATTACAATGTGTAAACCAGACGAAATAGAATACACAGAAGATAAACATAATAAAACAATACGAGATTATAAACCGATAGATAGCAAAATAGAAGAATTTGATGATATGTTTAAAGACAAAATATATTTGTATAACAATGACAACAAAAAACATACTATTAGTTCATTATTTAAATCTATGGAATATTGTATTAGAAAAGGCGTAAGAATATTTTTTATAGATAATTTTATGCAAATAGAGAATACAGAAAAATTAGAGGAACAAACTAATATTATTGAAAAAATAAAACAGTTCGCTATGAGAAATAATATTATAATAAATCTTGTAGTACACCCTAGAAAAATGCTTAATAGGACATCAAGATTATCTTTATTTGATATATCAGGTTCGCAAAATATTAGTAATAAAGCAAGTAATATTATATCTATTATGAGAACAGATAATTTGAGTAAAGAAGATTATGAAACTATTAAAAATGAATTAGCAAAAAATTATTATGATATTGAACAATGTAAATCAGTAATAGAGGTTTTAAAAACAAAAGGTAATGGTGGAAAAATGGTAGGATTAACTTATAACCCCAATAATAAAACTTATGAGGAAGTTAATAGAAACTGGAATATAAATGATGATAGAGTAGTAAGGAGAAGATAAAGTGAAAGAAGAATATAAAACAATAAAATTAAATGAAAGAGAATTTGAAAATTTAAAAACAATGCTAATTAAAGAAATATTTAATATAAGAGTGAGTAGTGAAGAAGAAGTTGATGAAATCAAAAAGAAAGAAAAAGAAATAAAGTTAAAAGAATATAATACATTGTTTACAATATTTAGTTATATTGAAAGGTAATAATATGAAAGAAAGAGTAAAAAGATTTTTAATAATTGAAAATATTAGACTAATTAAAAGAATAGTCAAATATGAGATGTTAGTAAAAGAATTAAGAAAAGAAATTAAAGACTTAAAATGTAGTTTAGAAAATGTTAAGGATTTAAATTTTTATATTAGTTCTAATAATGATTATTTAGTTGAGCAAAGAAAGAAAACTAATAAAAGAATTAGGCAACTAAAAATTGAAATAGAAGAGTTAAGAAAGGGAAAAAAGAATGAGAGGAAAAACTAAGAAAGTATTAGAATACTTAAAAGAATATGGTAGTATAACTCAATTACAATCGTGGGAATTATTTAAAGCGTCTAGGTTGAGTTCAATAATATTTAATTTAAAAAAATATGGATATAAGATTACATCTGTACCTGAAGTATTTACAAGTGCAGATGGAGAAAAAAGTTATTATGTAAGATATGTTTATGAAGGAGAGATTTTAAATGAAAGATAAGTTATTAAAAATACAAAGTGAATTAAAAGCACCAAAGAACCAAAGAAACGATTTTGGTAAATACAATTATAGGAGTTGTGAAGATATATTTGAAGCAGTGAAGCCCCTATTAGAAAAAGAAAAATTATTATTAAGAATGACAGATGAATTAGTCCAAGTTGGAGATAGATATTATATTAAAGCAACTGCTATATTAACTGATGGGAATGAAATTATAGAAAATACTTCTTATGCAAGAGAAGAAGAAAATAAAAAAGGTATGGACGGTTCACAAATAACTGGTGCAAGTTCTTCTTATGCAAGAAAATATGCTTTAAATGGACTATTTTTAATTGATGATGTAAAAGATAGTGATACAACTAATACTGGAGATGGTAATGTTGAATTAGCAAGTAAAGCACAAATAGAATTATTAGAAAAAATTTATAAAGACCACCAAGATAAAAAGAAAGAATTATTAGATAAATATAAATGGTCTTCATTTGATGATATGCCTAAGAAAATTGCTAGTGATTTAATAAAGAAACATACTGCTAAAAAGGAACAATAATATGAATAATACTGAAATATGGAAAGATATTGAAGGTTATGAGGGGCTTTATCAGGTTAGTAATTTAGGTAGAGTTAAGAGTTTAAATAAATATCATCACAAAAGAGAACAAATCTTAAAACCAAATTTAAAAAGCGATGGTTATTATGAAACTTCTTTGTCAAAAAATAGTAAACCAAAATGGGTTAGAACGCATAGATTAGTTGCTATGGCTTTTATACCAAATTTAGAAAACAAACCCCAAATAAATCATAAAGACGGCAATAAGTTAAATAATTGCGTAGAAAATCTTGAGTGGGTTACTAATCAAGAAAATATTGACCACGCAATTAAAATGGGATTAGAAAAATTAAATGGACATGAAAATCCTAATGCTAAACCTGTTGACCAGTTTGACTTAAATGGTAATTTTATAAAACATTGGGAGTGTATAAAATATGCAGGAGAGGAATTAAATATTAGTAGAAGTGATATTTCAGAAGTATGTAATAATCATAGAAAAACTGCAGGTGGTTATATTTGGAAGTTTTCAACTGTTAAGGAGGCGAGAAACTAATGAAGACAGTTACAAATAAAAATGTTTTAATAGATAGAATTAAGTTCATTGGTGGTTCCTGAAATACCTAGCATTATGGGTATTAGTCCATTTAAGACTAGATGGCAATTATTACAAGAAAAAGCAGGTATAATTGAACCAGAGGTAGTAGATAATGCTTATGTTGATTATGGCTCTGAAATGGAGCAATATATAAGGAATTATGTCAATTTTATGGATAAGTATGACAAAGATACATTTGAAGAAGATACCCTAGTGGTTGAAGGTCCAGTAATTGCTTCTCGTTGTAATGTAGATGGTAGAAATAGTGATACTATCTTAGAAGTTAAAACTACTTCTCATATATACGATAATATTGATGATTATAAAGTTTATTTAGTTCAATTATTATATTATATGTATAATTATAAATATAAAAAAGGATTGCTTGCTGTATATAGAAGACCAGAGGATTTTAGTACAGATTTTGACCCAGAACAATTAATGTTGTATAATGTAAATATAGGGGACTACAAAGAATTAATTGATGATATAAAAAACGCAGTTAATGAATTTAGAGTTGATTTAGCAAAATTAAAAGAAAATAAAGAATTAGCAGAACAAGATTTTATTCCTGTAGAGATAGTTCATTATGCTAATGAAATACAAAATATAGAAGATAGGTTAAAAGTATTTAAACAACTAGAAAAAGAACAAGAAGAATTAAAAACAAAACTTTATGAAAGTATGTTAGAAGCAGGAATAAAAACTTGGACTACACCAAACAATATTAAGATAACATTAGTAGAAGAAATACCCTCTACTACTATAATTGAAGAAAAATTTGATGAAGAAACATTTAAAAAAGAAAATGAAGAGGAATATAATAAATATATAAAACAAGTAGAAAAGAAAAAAAGTGGTAAAAAAGGTTTTATTAGAATAAGTATAAAGGAGGAAAAATAATATGAACCGAGTTAATCTAATTGGTGGAATTACTAAAGATATAGAATTAAAAGAAACTGCGAATGGAGTAAAATATACTAGATTTAGTATAGCAGTTAATAGAAATTATAAAAATGAAGATGGAGAATATGATACAGATTTCTTTAATATAATTGCTTGGAGAAAAACTGCTGAATTTATTAATGATTATTTTAAAAAAGGAAGTAGAATAGCAATATCAGGAAAATTACAACAAAATAGTTATGATGATAATGAAGGAAATCATAGAACATCAGTTGAAATAATTGCTGACGAAGTTGATTTTATAGATAGAAAAACAACATCAAAAGAGGAAGCCCCAGAAGAAAAAAAAGAAACTATAAAAGATGATGAACAAGTATATGCTGATTTCGGTGATAGTATAGAAATAGATGATGATTTTGACGCATTTTAGGAGGTAAACAATGACGGAAAAAGATTTAGAAATTCAAGAATTAAGAAGAAAAGTTAAACAATTAGAAGAACAAAAAAAAGCAGCATTAGAATATGTTGAAAAACTTTGTGTATATGATGAACACCTTATGGGATATGTTAGAGGAATAGAAAGAAAAGATACAGGAACATTAGTGTATAAATTAACAGGAAACTATCCAAGAGATATAAAGAGGTATAATAATGAGTGAAATTAAAGAACAAATAACATATCAAAGATATAAAGCACTAGAAAATGATTTTAATAGTGTAATTAAAATAAATACTATATATAAAACAGCATTAGATAGAATTAATGAATATTTAAAGAGAATAAATAATCAAAATATAGGTTATTGGGTTGAAGATGAAAATGGTGGAGATATATTTATAGATGTTAAAGACGATATTTATGATATATTAAAAACAGTAGAACTCACAATAAATGCAGATAAATAGGAGGTTGAAAATGAGTAAAAACATATTCTCTTATAATAGATTTATTAGTCCTATATGTAAAAAAATAACACATCATAAGCATAGAAGATTAATAAGTTGGGATAAAAGTTTTAGTGATAATAACTATAGACACCCTAATAAACACGATTTCTATTATAAGTGTAAAATATGTGGATATGTATTTTTTAATAATAAACCTAGCGTAGAAGAACTTGAATATATAAAAGAGTTTGATAAGAATAAAGAGGAGTAATTTATGGATAAAGTTACATTAGTATTACCATTTGTCCCACCAACAATAAATAAATATATTGGAAGGTCAAACATTTGGGAATATCAAGCAGATAAAAAGAAAGTTCATAACGCAATAAAATTAACAACAATAGGCAAAAATTACAACTATGATAAATGCAAGATGACTATAACATATTATTTTAAAGATAGAAGAAGACACGACCCATCTAATTATGACAAGTTTATTTTAGATGGGCTTGTGGAAGCAAATATAATAACAGATGATAATTATAATGTAATAACCGAATTTACTACTAAGGGAGGTTATGATAAAGAAAACCCCCGAACTGAAGTAATAATAGAAAAAATCTAAAAAGGTGGTAAAAGTATGAGAAAAGAGGAATTTGATATTAAATTAAAATATTTGTGTATAGAAGATAAATATGAATTATTAGAAAAATATTTATATCTTTTGAATGAAGTTAAAGAATTAAGAAAATTTAAAACAACTTCAAGAGAAAGATATGAAAAAATGAATAAAACACTAATGACATATATGGATAAATACGGTTCATTAGATAACAAGAAAGGGAAACAAAATGGAGTTCATAAGCAATTATAATAAAACTTTCGTCGCAAATGTTAGTTTAAAGTATAATAAAAGATTTAAAAATTTTGAACAATATGCTTTATATTTGTTTGAATTATATAATTGCGATGATAAAGAATATTATTATAAATTAGAAGAAGATATAAGAGAATATTGTAATTATCAGCAAGAAAGGAAGAAAACAAATGGAAAATCCAAAGATTAGACAAAAAAATCACGAAAAGAAAGTGGCACAGCAAGATTTAATAAAGTCAATACAAAAAGAAAGTAAAGATAAATTACTTCCTGAATTAAAAAGCAAAATGGAAGAAACAACAAAGTTAATAACAGATTTAATTAAAGAAAAAGATATAAACAATATTCAAATAATGAGTTTAATATCAAAAGGAAGTTTAAGAGAAACTGCACTTGGTGGTAATATGGAATATACATCACAAGAAATAAGAGCAGGATTTGATTTATATTTAGATATGATATTAAAAATAAATGAAATCAAACCGTTTCCACCAACTATAGAAAGTTTTACTAATTTTATGGGAGTTAGTAGAACAGAGTTTAGTAAATGGCTAGTTGATATTGATAGAAAAAGTGTAGCAGAGTATATTAATTCATATTTAACAGGAATATTAGCAACAGGAAGTTTAACAGGAGATTTAAAAGAAGTATCAAGTATATATATACAAAAGACAATGGGTAAAGTTGAGCAAACAGCCCCTACTGTCATAGAACATAAAAAAGTTACTGATGTTAGTGAGATACAAGAGCAAATTGCTATGTTAAAAAAAGATAAAGTTATAGACGCAGATTGGGAGGAAAAATAATGAGATTATATTTTGAAAGAATAGACCCTGAGAATGATAAATTCACAGCAACAATTAAAGGTGATAGTAAAGTCTTATTAGATTTACTAGATTGGTATGTAAATTATAATAATAGGCAAAGAAATGTTGAAGATGTAGTTAAAGATATTAAAACTCAAGTAGAAAATGCTAGAAAGAAGTTTGAAAATGCCAAGAACAAATCTTAAATTTGATAAAACTAATTCAATAAATTCTAATAATAACAATAATAAAAAAATTACCTCAAAAAGTAATACAAGTTCTGGTAAAACAAAAGTAGTAGGCATTAGAATAGATACAAAATCTACATCTACAAAAGAAAAAGTATATTATTATAAAACTAATAAAGACTTTAAAAGAGGGGACAGATTAAGAGTAAGAGTTCCCTCTGGGGGTTCACCAAAGTCAACTGTTGCAGTTGCAAATAGTAATAAAAAAGGTAATTTTAAAAATTTAATTGAAGGTTAAGGAGGAAAGAAATATGGAAAATTTAGTTAATTTATGTAAAATTTTAGGTTTAGTAGCATTATGTTTATTTTTTATAGTAGTAATTATATCAATATTAGAAACAGCAATAAGTAATATTATAAAAAGAAGTCAACAAAAGAAATTTATGAAAAATGAATTTCCAAAGATGGTTGAAGAAATACAAAAATTAGCAAAAGAGGCTGAAAAAGAGATAGAAGATAATAAAAAAACTACTAAAAAACCTAAAACTACTAAAAAGACTACAAAAAAAGATAGTAAATAAACTATCTTTTTTCTTTTATTTTTTTATTTCTTTTTTGCATTATTTTTGATATTAATAAATTAGTTTTTAATATTTCTTCGCCACTTTTTAAATTCAATCCATAATGATTAAATATAATTTTATCTGTATAATCTATTAATTCTAAATTGTTAATATCACAATTTAACATATTACCATCTTTAAATACTATACAATGATTTTTAGGTATTTTACCATTATGCTTTTCCCATATATAATGTGATTTAAGTACCCAACCTTTTTCTGTTTTTATTTCTAAGTATTTTACTTTGTTGTGGATATATCTTATTCTTTCTTCACCAGTTTTTCTGGTATGTTTTTCTAAATATGGTTTTAAATGTTCTGAATATTTTCCTTTTTCACATTTACTTATATTAGAATATAAACCATAAGTTCTTTTTATATTTTCTATCTCTGATTTATTATATCTAATACCATATTTTTCATAAAACAAATCTGAAATTTCGTGCCAGAAATGTTTAGGTACTATTTTTTTAAAATATTCTAATTGTTCTTTATTATGTAATTGTTTATAACTTCTTCTTTTTACCCCGTCAACAATCATTATTTATCACTCTTTATACCAAGATAATCATTCATAGTATCTGGTTCAACATTATATTTATTTGATACTTCAACTATCTTTAATTGAGTTTGAATTGATTTAACAAAAGCAGTTGCATTTTGAGATAATGCACCACTTCTTGCTATTTCCCTTTTACCTTGTTCTTTCATAATTTCATTATCATCTAATCTTTCTGCTTGATTTAATAAAATCTTTTGATATTTTTTTAAATCATTTTCATTTTCTTTTCCTAATATTGTTTTCATATTTTATATCTCCTTTTCTTTATTTATTTTATAATTATCAATCAATTTAAAATAATCTTTTTTATTTTTATTAAAATTCATAATAAACCATAATAAATCTTCTCTATGTAAGTGAATTATATGTTCTCTATCCCCGTACATTAAATAATCATCTTCAGTATAGTTTTCATTTTTTATATATACATCAATAGAAGAATAATTATAGTCTTCTATATATAATTCTAACCCCTTTTTATAGGCATAATTTCCAATTTCTATGTCAATTAATCCTTCAGTTTGTAAAATCAATTCTTTTAATATTATATTTTCTTTTCTTTTTCTTCTCATTCTATTCCCTCCAATATTTTTAATAAATAATTTAAATGGTCTAAATCTATATTTATATAATTATTATCATTAACTTTATTATATTTTTTAGTCTTAATTAAATCTTCTTTTATCTTATCTAATACTTCTTTTTGTTTATTTAATTGTTTTTCTAATTGATTTATTTGCATAGATAAATTACTTAATTGGTCTTCATATACACTTTCAGGTGCTAAAAAACCACCATTTCTTTTATTCCAGTCTATCATATTATTTACTCCTTTACTTTTTCTACAAGTCCATCTTTTATTAAGTCATATACTTTATCTAAAACAAATTCAAAATCAATCATTTCAGTATAAGTGCAAAAATCAATTTCATTATTTTTATTTATAAAAAATTGAACGTCATAATCATTAACACAACTATTTTTTATAAATTCTAAATCACTATTTTTTACTGCACAATATACATTTGTATATATACATTCCATATCGTCCATAATATTTAATTTTCTTAAATAACTTCCAAGTTTATTTAATTTTTCTTTTTTTATTTTTAACATATTATTCTTGCCCCTTATATTCTAAATTTCTTTTAGCAGTAACTAATATTTTATATTTATTATATGGTCTTTTATTTTGTATAGTTCTATAACATTGACTATCTAATTCTATTTCATAATCATCAATACTTTCTAAATTATTCAATTCATCACATATAACTTCTAACATATCATTAACAGTTTCTATTTGTGCTACAATATTATTTTCTTTTTCTTTCATATTACTTATTATCTCCTTTAATTCATTTTTTCTTTAACTAATCTATAACACTCTCTAACATATTCAACATTATTCATACCCCTTTTTTCTTTAATCTTTTGAATATTGTTGTATGTTTCCATATCTAATAATGCTCCCAAGCATACTAAATTAGCGTTTCTTTCAATATTATATATTCTTTTGTTGATTATCCATTTTTGCATTTTTCTCATTATTTTTTACCCCTTTTCTTTAATGATTTATATAAAATTACGCTTTGATAAATCATAATAGTAGTAACTAATAATGCTATTATAGATAACCCCCAAGCAGTAACCCCTTGAAACGTATTATCAATATGTTTATCTACTATTAAATAAACAATAAGTATTAATAAATCTAACCCCACAAATATAATGTTTTCTAACTTAATTTTTTTCATTCTGTTTCCTCCTTGATTATTTCTACCAAATAAGGTGTTGGTGTAAATCGTATATCTTTGTCCTCAACTTCTTCAATATCAAAATAATATATTTCATCATCTAATTCAAAATATTTATTTTTTATACATTCCATAATATCTTTTTTACTTACAAATAAATTGTCTAATTCTTGCGTCTTTTTATTTCTATACTCTATAATTAATGGTTTTTCTTCATCAAACAATAATTTTTCTAATAATTTTTCCACTTTCATACTTTTTTTAACTGCTATTTTCATATATTCCCTACCTCTTATTTAAAATATATTTTCTTCTTTGCTGTTTTTAAATATTTACCCAACTTTTCACTTTCATTTCTTGTTTCATCATCTAAAGCATTTATTGAATATTCTAATAATTGATTTAAAACATCTTTAATTTGCATTTCTTTTAATCTTGCTAACCCTTTAATAATATCTAAATGTCTTTCTTCAAATATCATTGTTTCTTTTTTCATAATCTTTTTCATATTATTTACTCCTTATCTTTTAATCTTTTTTCTATTAATTTCCATTGTTTATGATAGTCTATAACAACTACCATTGTACTTATTGTTGCTATTATAATTGCTATTAATATTGTTATACTTATTACTTTTTCCATATTATTCATACTCCTTTAGCATAATTTGTGTCCCCTCTTCAATAATTCTTTTGATAGGTATATTGTGCTCTTTAATAAAATCTTTTATTTCATTACCCTCTTCTTTACTAAATCTAACTGATAAAAACTTTTTATCTTTATTTAAATGTTTTGTTCTATATTTCTTTGAATATTCCCTCATTTTTAACAATTCTTGTTTACTCATTTTTTCCATTTATACGCTCCTTTTCATTTGCTTTTATAATTCCATTAAGTAATTTTAATTTCTCGTAATTTTCCTGTTCCTTTTCCCTTAACCTCATTGATTTTTTAAAATCTTTTTCATTCCAAGCATTTTCTCTTTGTGCTTTTGTTATTTCAAATAATTCTCTACGCATTTTATTTAAATTACTCATACATAATTACCCCTAATCACTCTATTCAAAATAATACTATAATCGTGTGTTTTAAATTCATTATATAATCTTTTTAAATAAAGTTTTAATGTTGATATAGGAAAGTTTGTTTCATAGCACGCATTTGCTTGAGAATACCCCTCACAGAGAAGTTTTAAAGTGTCAATAAACGCTGTTTTTGTGTTTCTAGTACTTTTAGGTTTACCGATAGGTTTACCTGATTTAGTGCCGTGTAATTTCTTTTCAGCGAGAGCCTCTTTAGTTCTTTGAGATATTTTATCTCTTTCTAATTGAGCCGAATAACACATTAAAGTAAGCATTTGTTCTTTAATTAATCTACCCGTAAGACCTGTAAGCATTTCATTTTCGTTAGGTAGTGCGTCAGATAGTATAGGCAAATCAATTATAATAATTTTTACCCCTAAGTCCTGTAATCTAGTCCATTCCGCTTTAATTAAGTCCCAATTACGACCTAGTCTATCAACTTCTTTAACAATTAAATAATCGCCTTTTTTAATAGTTTCTACTAATCGTTTATAGTTTTTTCTATCAAACGTTTTACCTGTATAATAATCTATATAGAAATTTTCTTTAGAGATGTTTATTCCCTTTTCTTTTTCATAGTCGTTAATTGCTTGTTGTTGTCTTCCTATATCTTGTTTAGTAGTAGAAACACGCATATAAGCATAATAACTCATACCTAATCACTCCTTTATTACCTATTTTTACGCCCTTTTTAGACCTGTTTACAACTAAGGTATATAAATACCCTAGCAACCTGTAAACATATCAGTTTCACTTGTTTTTTTATTATGTACTATTTCTAAACCTTTAATATTTGTTATATCAATAGCACTCATTAAATCTAATGTTCTTGTTTCACCTTTTCTATTTGTTATTTTAAGAAAAGTACCATTAAAATATTCTTGACCTGTTTTTGTGTCTTTTATAGTAGCATTTTCTATTAAAACAATGCTAACAATGTCCTTTTTGTCTTTTTTTGCCTCTATTATATCAACTTTTTCGTTGTTTGCAACTCTTTTCATTAAATTAATCACTCCTATTCCTTTATTATTTACTATATCTAAAATATTCTTCCATAGTATCTATATTTATTAAATAACACATTTTAATTTCATTTAAAGGTATAAATTCCTGTGAACTTCTATTTGTGAAAAATACCACTAAATAGTTTTTTCTTCCATCAATTTTTGTTATTACAACTCTTTCAACGTGTGTATATACGTCCATATACCCTTTTAAATCTTCTATAAATATTTTTTTCATAATACTACTCCTATTTTACAATATCTTTTTCGTCCCAATAATCAATACTATACCCCATACCTAAATCATAGTTTATAGCAACTATTGTGTCGTCTTTTTCTTCTTTTAAATCGTTTATTATGTCCTTAATAAAGTCTTCTTCTTCATTATATTTTATTAAATATTCTCTAACTTTATTAACTTGACCCAAAACCATTGTTCCGTTATCATATATCTTTTTCATAATATTACTCCTCTTCACTTTCTTCTATATCTAAACTAATTGTTATGATTGTATTATCGTTTGTGTGTATATCTATTTCGTCCCCAAAAAAGTCTGCATAATCGTAATCATAACCCTTTACAACCTCTTCTATTGCTTGTTCTATTTCACTTCTTAAATCGTCTATATTTATCATAATAACACTCCTATCTTTTTAATATGTATTTTTCGCCGTTATATTCTATTCCTATTTCGTCAAAAAACATATCTCTAATATTATAATAATAATCGTAAAAGTATTTATCAGTTATAAACCCTTTTCCTGTTTCGTAAGCAATTAAACAATTATTTAAACCTATAACTGCTTTATATAGGCTTTTTAAATAATCAGTTCTTGTTAAATCAAATAAATCTTCTTCTAAGTTATCAATAATAGTTTTACCTATATATTCTAAACCACTTAAATCGCCTGCATTAAATTCTTCATTAAACTTTTTAATATCAAAATCTTTATACATAATAAATCACTCCTTAATTATCTAATAGAAAATCGTGTTCTTTTACTTTTAAATCTTTAATATCTTTTAACACTTTTTCTAGCCCTTTAACATATACTTCTTCTATACTATTTTCTTCCATATAAATAGAATTGTTTTCTTTTAATAAATTAACTAAATATTCAATAATATCTAATTGTTCGGCGTCACTATATACATTTAAAATATTTGTAAATAACATATCTTTTGTATATCTATCTAACATATTTACACCACCTTAATATTATAGTTATCTTTAATATAATCAATATAGTATTGTCTTTCTTCGTCGTCAAACCACTCCCATTGCGTCCATAATAACTTTATACATTGTTTTAAACAATTTTCAGTATCGCTTTCTTTTTCCACTAATTTTAACCATAAATCTAATTTTATTTCACTACCTTTAAAATTATTTTCTAAATATTCCCAAGTATCATTTAAAATCTTTTCATATTTACCCATAATTAACACTCCTTTAATATACTTTCTATTTTTTCTTGTGTTTCTTCAAAATCTGCAATACTTATTTTACCTATATTATATAAATGTAAAACATAATCTTTTATAAAATCATTTTTACAATTTTTACCCATTGTATCAATATATTTTTTATATTCTTCTATAACTTCATATTTATTCATAAATAATCACTCCTATTCTATAATATTATTTTCTTTTAACTCTTCTATTGTTAAATCTATACCAGTACAATCTAATATTTCTATAAAATCGTCTAAATAAGTAAAACTATTATTGTATAAATAATCAAGTATATTACTTATTAATAACATACTAGTTTTATTTATATTAAAATTATCTATAATATATTCTAATATTTTTTGATTATTATTCATAAAATCACTCCTAACATATACCATTTTCTCTAAATTCTTTTAATAACCCGTATCTTTTACCCATTGTATAAAAATAATTAGTAATTGTTGCTATTTCACCCCAACTCCAACTATAATGACTATAATATAATTGATATTCTTTTGCTAAATCTTCTAAATTATACTTAATTTCTTCATAAGTTTTTCCGTGTGTTTTAAATTCTAATATACCTATAAATTCAGTATCTGGACTAAATGTATCACTATGATAAGCGTCCCAACCATATCTATTGTTATCATAGATATTATTATAAATTTTACCCTCTAATTTATATACTCCTATAAACATATAAAATCACTCCTAACTTTTAATTTTTTATTAAATCGTGCAATAATTCTACTGCATAAAATATAACTAAACCTATATGTAAAATTAACTTAAAATTCACTTTCTTACTCCTATTCTTCAATTTCTAATGTCCCTTTATTAAATAATTCTTTTATTTTTTTATCACTTAACCCATTTTGTTTGAAAAATTCTTTTTGATGTCTAGTAGTAGTACAACTATATTTACCATAATAAATATATTTTTTACTATCTTTACCCTCAATTATTTTTGCAACCATAGTTCCATAACTATATAATATTATTTCACTAAACCCAGTTGTTCCTATTTCTTGCTCTAATACCTGTGCTTTTCCATAAAAACTAGCCCTTGTATCATATCTACAATCTAACTCATATACCATATAAATCACTCCTATTTCTTTTCTATTTCTTTTCTAACATAATCTAACACTTGTAAATTATCTTCTAATTGTTTCTTTTTATATTCTAAATCTTCTAATTGACCTTTTATATCATATTCAAATCTTTCTAATAAATATGATAACTCAAATTTTTTGTTATCACTTTTTACTAAATTCAATATACCTAATAATTCGTTTCTAATTTCATTATTCATAATAATCGCTCCTATCTAAATAAATCTTTTACCCCTAAGACCTGTATTTTTTTGCTCCTATTCGCCTTATTTTTAAATAATCTTAGGAAGTACTCATTTTTAAAGTATTTTTTAAATGTTTTACCTGTTTTTAAATCTAATATCTTAACTTCATATTGCATAAATAACTCCTAATATAGTATTTTTAATATACTTTGTTTATATTCGCTTGTTGTATCTTCATTTTCTTCATAGTAAACACTTATTAAACAATTTTTTGTATCTTTACCTACCATAATTAATTTTTGTTTTGTTTGTACTCCATTAATAACTGCTCCTATGTCTTCTTTGTTGCTATGATATACAACATAACCCTCCTGTTTTAATTTTTCTATTGTCTTGTAAAAGTCTTTAGATTTTTTAAATCTAATCATAAGTCTTTTGCTTATGTCGTTGCTTAACATAATAATCAACTCCTATCTATATATAAAGTAATTTTTTACCCCTATGACCCTACACGGAAGAAGTCTATTCGTGCGTGATATATAAAAATACCCCTAGACCCCTCGTGCGTCAATTCTCTTCGTGTGTGATTTTATTTATTAATAAATCATAGTAAGTAAATTATTACATTATAATCACATTGACTTTATCAAACACTTTTTATTAATGCTTGATAAAGCATACAAATAAACAAATAATTATATAAATGTTATATAATCGTCAATAGAAATGATTTTAATATCATTAAATTATAATTGAATAATATTAACACTTTTAATATCTATTCTTTTTTAATGATTTTTAAATGCTATTTCCTGTTGACAACTAAATTATAACATACGTTTTTTAAAATGATACCAAAAATAATAAAATTTATTTTTAATATCATTAAAAACCTTATAAAATAACAACATTTTTAATATTATTATTTCTAACAGAGTGCAAGTCCAATGAATAATCATATATAAGAGAAGTTTTTACGCTATCTTATATGATAAACACGCTTGCACGCACGCATATAGAGAAGTTTTTACACTATTCTATACACTTTTTAACTACTATCAATCAAACAATTCAAAAGTAGTATTTTTTTCTTGTTTGTAGTAGTTTTTTTAACTTGTAGAAGATTGAAGAAGATACAAACACAAATTCACGGCGAACATATATAGAACGCGTGGCTGTGTTGTATAACGTTTATTATTATGTAAAAAATACATATCAAAAACGCTTTTTTTTTCGCTTTTCAATCAACAACTACATTTTATCATTAAAAAATTAAAATGATACCAAAAAAAGCAAAAAAAAGACATTTTACACTAAAAAAATTTTATTTTAAAAAACGTTATAAAATAAGGGTAAAACGGCAATATCTAAAAAAAGTTAACTAAAAAGTAACAAAAAAACGCAAAAAATATTGACAACTAAAAAAAAATCATTATAATAGTAGGTAGTTGAAGGCGAAGAAGGCACCAACTAGAAAGGAAAGGGAAAAAATGGAAACATTAAAAGAAATAAGAAAAGAGAATGCTAACTACTTAGCACATAATAAGATATGTAACACTACCGACTTACAACTTTATTATTTTTATGATTTTATTGAAGAGAAAGAAAGTAGAAGCGAACACGAGCAAGAACTACTAGCAATTATGGAAAGAGAAGTTAACAACCTAAGAGAAACAATAGAAGCATATAAAAAAGAGTTAGACAAAAATCACTGGAAAAAAATTGAAGAGTTAAAATAGAAAGGGACTGAAAACAATGAAAAAAAGAAGACTAAAAAAGAGCATTAAAAAAGCATTGATTATATTATTTATTTATTTATTAGGCTTTTTGATTATTGCTTCAATGGTAGCGAGAGCGGAGCAAATAAACAAACACTATAATCATAATAATAAAATACAAGTAAACAATTAAAAAAAACGTTGTTAAGCGCTCAACTATAAAAAAGCGCAAAAAATAAAGATATTAAAAGAAAAGGAGAAAAAAGAAAATGAAAAAAAAGTTATTTAAAATTATTATAACATTATTAATAATATTATTTATAATATGTATGGACTTATACAACCAAAAACAATATAAACAATGTATAAAAACAAATAATAAAAATGCTTGTATTAAAGAATATTTTACAAGCAAACAATATTAAAAAAAGTATAAAAATATAATTAAAGAAAAGAGGAAATAAAAATGAATAGAAACAATTTACAAACAATTTATTGGAAAAAAGATTATAAAATAAAACTAGAAGATACAATCAAAAAAGAAAATTTAACAATCAAATATTTAAATAAAATTATAAAATATTTTGAAAATAATAATATAACATATTACAAAAAATTTGATAAAAGGGACTTTAACAAGATACAAGAATATTTAAAAAATATGATATATTATAATCACTGTCAAGATAATTTTAGTATATCATATAACACTAGCATAATTGGTACAAAAGTATTATATATTTATATAAACAATGAAAAACAATATAATTGTGATATAGAAATATCTTGCACACACTTAGACAATAGCACAGAATATAACAATGTTCTTGAAATTGCAAAAAATAGATTGGAATATGTAAAAACAAGATATAACGAAAATAAAAAAATATTAAAAAATTTTGATAAATATATGAAACAATATAACGATAAAGTTAGAAATTTCAAAAAATTTATTGATACAACACACTTAAATAATATTATTGATATTTATATCTATGCAAACGAAAAGGACGGCGACTAGTTTATGAAAATATTAAAAAAAGAAATACATAAAAAAGAAAATTATTTTTCTATATTAATAGAAGACGAAAAAAACAATATAAAATTTTGGATTGATTGTTCGTTGATTGACGACTACGGACACAGCGACGACAACGGCGATTTTATAGATTGGTCCTTTAATCAATACATTTTTAGTAATTATAGTGAAGAAGACGAAAAGCAAAAACTATACCAAGACGACGTTAAAAACATTGATACAATTAACGAGTACATCTACGAACAAGAACAAAAACTTGTTAATTGGTATAAATCGGCAAGAGGTGGCAACTATGAAAAATAAAAAATATTATATATTATATAAAGCGATAAAAGACGAAGAAGGACAAACAATAGATTGTTCCTATAATTATGAATTTTCAAGTTATAAAGAAATATGTAGTTATTTAAAATGTAACAATCGCGATATTAAAACAATGATAAATAATAATATTGATAAACTAGAAAATATCAATTTATTTAAAAATAAATATTTCATAATTAAAGAATAGTAAAAAAATACTATTCTTTTTTATTTGTTTTTTGTGTTTCAGGTGATTTGTTTTATTATGTTATAGTTATATTATTATATTTTATTTATATATAGTTATATATGATATATATTATTTATAGGCATTTTAACGGCATTTTTAGGCGTGTTTGTATTATATTAATATATTTATATTATATTATTATAATTGTTTTAATATGGTATATTTAAATATTATTATATTATATGTTATTATTTTAATTTATAAAGTATGTTGTATTTTAATATGTTTATATGTAGATATGTAGATATATAGATATATAACAGAAGATTTTATGTTTATATAACAAAAAGAGTTATAACATAATGATTATAATATTATTATTTTTTTAATTGATTATAAAAACATAATTGTTTTATATTTTTAAATATAATTGTTTTGTTATATGATATAATGCTTTTAGTATTTAATCGGTCGTTTATGTACCACCACCCCGAACCCTACAAAAACCCGTATTTTTATATGCTTCTTACCTCTAAAAATATATAAAATAAACAAAAGGCTTCTATTATATATACAAAACCTTCATCAAAGGGCTTGGAAATAAAAGCCCGATATTGACATAAATGTATCAGTATGATATTATTAAATTACATTAAGAAGTAATATATCCCATACTAAAGAGGTTACGTTTTTAAAAATAAGATAAGGAAACCCTTTATTTATAAGGGTAAAAACTAGGCTAAAAAGAAATGAATACTTTTAGCAGTTTTGTGCCAAAAGTGTAAAAGGAGGTTTACTAAATTGTAATATGAAACAAAAAATGTACTACTTAATAGATGAAGATGGAGAAATAGTACAAGAAATGGGTAATGATTTATCAAGATTAGTAGGAAATGACATATTAATTAGAAGTAATGCTCCTTTTAAAAAGACTAGGAAGTTAGATTATAAGTTTGCTAAGATAAATTATAATGCAATAGATAAAATTTATAAGGAATGTCCTCTAGGATTATTATTATTGCCATTTATTAATTATAAATCTAATTCTTTAAGATTTTCTAATGGAACATATATTAATCAAACTAATTTTGCTAAAAGAACAGGCTTTACCAGACAAACTATTAATAATTCATTTAAAAAACTATTAGAACTTAAAGTTATAGATAAAATTAGAATTGAAAGAAGAGATATTTATATATTTAATCCATATATTGCTATTAAAGGAAATGAAATATATGAAGAAATCTGTGAAAAGTTTGATGGAACTGAATGGCAAAAACTAGCGGAAGAAAGGGGAAAGAGAAATGACATTTAAAGAAAAAGCACCGACAGAGAGCGATATTTATACATTATATGCGTTTTATAGGCAATATAAACAATATTATGAATATTATTGGATACATCAAAGTTTAAATACAATAAATAAAGAAGATATAGAAGATTACAAAAAAAGTCTTATTAAAAATCATAAGAAAATAGGTACTGCTCTTGACGCATTATGCTTTTTTGCACAAGTATCTAAAGATGAGATAAAAGATAAGAATGAAATTGAAGTCTTAGATATGATTATGGAGGCTAATTATGGTGAAACTAACGACTAAGCAAAAGATTGTGTTAGAAGCGATTGAGTGGTATATTGATAAGTATGGAATTTCTCCAACTATTAAAGATATTGCTGAGATGACTAATACTAGCACCCACCCAACTCACGAAAAACTTATTAATCTGGAGAAAAAAGGTGTTATTTCTACTAAGAATGGTGCTGCAAGAAGTATTAGAGTGTTAATTTCTTTGGAGGAAATTGAAAATGATGAACATTAGAGAGTATATTATGCTTGTTTTACAGAAAAAGAAGATGACTAGAGCCAATTTCTGTAAGAAAATCAATGAAATTGAGGATAAATTAGGTGAAAAGAAGAGTTCTACTCAAAATATTACTAATTATCTTAATGGAACTGATGATAAACATAATATAGGCTATAAAATGGCTCTTAAAATGGAAAAGGCATTAAATTTGCCTGATGATACATTACTAAATATGGTCAAAAATCCTATTACACCCGATGTAGCAAAGGATTTTGATAAATTAAAGAAGAAAGTGAGGAATTTATGATGATTGTTATTCAAGAAGATGGAAACTATTTTGGAGAAACTAGAGTTTTAGGTATAGGTAACGCTAAACCAGAACTAAAATACGGAAAGGTTGCTAAAAAACTAAGAGAGGACGCTAATATCACAGTAGAAGAGTTATCTAAAGAATTTTCTATTAAAGCAAAACTAATAGAAGAGATGGAAGCACAAACTAAAGGTATGACAGAAGAAATAATGGCTAAATATTGTGATAAATTTAACGTTAAAAAGGAAGATTTCTTTGATACTAATACTGCTAGACTTATTTTAGGTGAAGGTGGAGTAGTATTAAAGACATTTGATACAGCAGAAGAGTGTAAAAAAACGTTTGATAAACTTATGGAAGATTATCTTAAAGCAGAACAAGATGAAAATGTTGAATTATTACCAATAGATTTTAGAAAGGTAGGTGAATAGAATGAAGATTAGAGTAATTAAACCATTTACAGACAAAAAGTTTAATGATGAAATACTTAGAAAAGTAGGAGAAATTATTGATACTGATGACGAAAGTTTCAGATGTGATGAAGAACTTGCTAAAACTAGAATTAAACATAAAGTTTGTGAAGAAGTAAAAGAAGCAAAGAAAGAAATTAAGGGAAAGAAAGCAAAAACTGAATAATGGCACTAAAAGTTGGTGACAAAATTCAAATAAAAGGACCTATTAAAGTAGGTTCTAATTTATTATCTAAAGATGAGCCAGAAAATGAGTATTTTAAGACTTTTAAGGATATAATCGCTATTCTTAAAAGTTCTATGGCTCAACAAGACAAATTAAAATGGTGTAGCGTAGCATTTAATGTCTTGGATAGTTGGTTTAATTTAGATGAAGATGAAGAATTAAGGTCTTGTAAGTATTGTAAGGAAAAACTTATTCCTAGTTTACATAATCTAGTAGAAAAAGCAAAAATAGAATATATGCCAGACTTTTTTGATTATTATAAAAGAGCCTATGCTTTTGCTGCTAGAAGAGATTTTGAATGCTTCGTAGATTATATGGAATGGAATGAACCAAAAAAGGTATATGCCAATAGAAGAACTCTACTTTATCCCTATGTAAAAGCACTTGGAGATTTACCTTTTAATAAAACCAAGCAATTTTTAGTAGTATCTTACCCTCCGTCAGCAGGAAAATCGTATATTGCTACTTTATATAGTGCTTGGGGTTTTGGTTTATCTACTTCTAATTCTATTATTCGTATGAGTTATTCAGATGAACTTGTTTTAGGTTTTTCAAGAAATATTAAGAATTATATATGTTCACAGGAGTTTTCTGATATATTTACTAATTTTAAAATATACAATGGTAAACCTTTTGAAGTTGAAAGAGAAAGCGATTGGAAGATAAAAAACGCTAATGTTCCTAAATCAAGCCATATAGCAAGAACTCGTAACGGTTCAACTACCGGTGAAAGAGCGACGTTTGCTATTATATTTGACGATATGACTAAAGGTGCAGAAGAAGCCAACTCAGAAAGCATACATAGAGGAATTTATGATAAATGGCTTACTGAGTGGTGGAATAGACGTGACGGTCAAAGATGTAACTTTATCTTTTTAGGAACTCAATGGTCACCAGAAGATATATTAAACAGAATTATTGTTGATAGGAACGCTATTGAAGAATTAAAACCAACAAGTAACCCTTATGTAATGGAAAACTCTACTACAACAGTTATTAGAGTTCCAATGCTTGATGATGAGGGAAAAACTACTTGTGATGAGGTATATCCTCAAGAAATAGCAGAACAAATAAGAGATACAACTGACCCATTCTTATTTAGTTGTGTTTATCAGCAAAATCCTATAGCACCGACAGGAAGGGAATTTGCCTATGAATGTATAAGAACTTATACTGAATTACCTGAGAATTTATCTCCTAATTCATTTGCGACACTAGATACTGCCCGTAAAGGTAAGGATAATGTTGCTATGCCTATCGTTAAAACAGATAATAACGGCAATTATTACTTAATAGACGCTATATTTGAACAAAAGGCTATGGATTTTCTTTATGATAAGATAATTAACAAGATTATTGATAATAATGTTACTTTACTTGTAATAGAAAACAATATTGATACTTCTTTAAAGGCATTGTTAGAGGACAAACTTAAAAAAAGAGGTTATACTATGTGTGAAATAAGAGAAAAGTTCAATACTGTTAAAAAAGAAGAGAGAATTAAGAATAATAGGGGTATAGTTCAAAAACAATTAGTATTTCCTGACAAAATGGTATTTAAACCTAATACAGATGTAGGAAGACTAATGGAAAACTTAACAAAATATAGTTTTGATTACGCAAATGTACACGATGACGCTCCAGATAGTATTTGTATGGTCGCTAGTGAGGTAATTATGCAAAATTATAAGTTTGGTAAAATTAAACCAATAAAAAGATGGTTCTAAACTGACAAAGTGATGTCAGTTTTTCTTTTTGGCTCTTGTAATTAACTTATAACTAATGTTATAAGTCAGGGGAGCAATCAGATTTTCCCTTTCTGGTTGTTCGGTGCTACGCTAGGGGAAGATAATTAAATTATACTTCCCACTTTATTACCATTTCGTCTAAGTGAAAGGACATCTGATTTAGAAGATGGGGGTTCGTGACCTTCAATGGTAGCCATACGTTGATTAATAGGAGGGGAATAAATGGATAATAACGAAATTATTGAACCAAATACTTCTGGAAATGAAAATACAGGAAATGAAAATGAAAATATAACAACTCCTACAACAAATACATCTACAACAGCAACTGTTCCTACAAAGGATTATGTAGTTCATTATGGACCACCAGTTGCTCAATTTTATGGAAGAAAAATATTGTATGATGATTATTTACCAGAAGATGTTAATACTGATAACGAAAAAGAGAACGCAAAAATTATAGGAGATATACTTAATCACGTTTGGAGTTCTCATTCACAAAATGCTAACGAAATTGATTATTTAGAAAAGTATTATAGAGGTTTCCAACCAATTCTTGGTAAGAGAAAAGATATAAGACCTACTATTAATAATATAATTTTAGAGAATAATGCTTACTTTGTAGTTAATTTTAAAGTAGGTTATGTATTTGGTGAACCAATACAATTTATTCAAAGAGGAGATATTGCTAATCCTGAAGTTGGTGTATTAAACGGATATGCTATAGCAGAAGATAAATATGATAAAGATAGTGAACTTGCTGAAGGAATTTATACATCTGGTATAGCACATAGATTAGTATTACCACATCAAGACGACAATAGTCCATTTGATATTATAAACTTAGACAGTAAAACTTCATTCCTAGTATATTCTAGTAAAGACCCTGCTCATTCAAAACTTATAGGTGTAACATTTACTAGAAGTGTAAGAGGTAGCACAATTCAAGGTAGTGTATATACTGATACAGGTTTTTATACATTTGAAAAATCAAATACAGGAACTGAATTTAATGTTAAATTTGAGAAGAACCATTTCTTAGGAACTATACCTATATTTGAATACCACTTTAATAAATGGAGATTAGGAATAATTGAAGTTGTAATGAGTATATTTAATGCAATAAATAGAATAGATAGTGGTGACCTAGATGGTTTGGAACAATATATTCAAAGTTTATTGGTATTTATTAATAATGAAATAGACCCAGAAACATATAAAGATGTCTTAGATTTGGGTGCTGTTGAATTATCAACTGCTGACCCAGCAAGACCTGCTGATATTAAATTGTTACAAAATGAAATATCACATCAAAATACAGAAGTATTACATAAGAGATTACTTAATACTGCATTTACAATATTAGGTATTCCTGCTCAAACTACTAGAACAAGTGGTGGAGATACTGGTGCTGCAAGACAACTTAGTGATGGTTGGACTATGGCACAAGAAAGAGCAAAACAAGAAGAAAATGCTTTCAAGCGTTGCTCAAAAGATGAAATTAAATTAGTATTAAAGATTTGTAGAATAGCACCAAATAGTGGTATTGAAAATCTACAATTAAAAGATATAGACCAAAAATTACCAAGAGGTAGAGATGATAACTTCTTAGTAAGAGCACAAGGATTGATGAACTTAATCACTGCTGGTGTTTCTCCAGATGTTGCTTATGCGTCAACTGGTTTATTCCCAGATAGTAATGAAGCATATCAAAAATCATTAGACTTCTATGGTGGTATTGAAAATTGGATTAAATATTTCGTATTTAAACAAACTGATACTCCAGAAGGTGAAGAAGAGGAAAAAACAGAAGAAACAACTGAAATTAAAGGTAAAGAGTGGTCAATTAATAGAGCACAAGAAAAAGTTGAAAGACAAATTGAAAAGAAGAACGATTAAAAGTTCTTCTCTATATCGCCTTAGTAGTTCTAAGTAGGTGCAACTCCTACAAAGGCGACTAATTTTACTTTGATACCGAGTATAAGGTATAGCACTCAGGAGTAGAAACAGACTACTATAAAAATGTGAGTGGAAGGGAGAGATTTTATATGAACAAGGAAGAATTAGTTAAAATACTTGGAAACGAGGAACTAAAATCTGACGAAGAAAGGGTTAATGCTATTAACAAGTTATTAGCAGAAAGCACTATTCCTAAAGATAAGTTCAACGAAACAAGTTCAAAACTAAAGGAGGCAGAAGAAAGACTTACTTCAATGTCAAATGAATTTGAAGAATTTAAAAAATCAAAAATGACAGATGAAGAAAAGAAAAATGCAGAAAAAGAAAGTATGCAAAATCAACTTCTTAAATATCAATTAGATTTGAATAGATTAGAAGTTGAAAAAATATTTGAAAGTAATGGACTATCACAAGAAGATTACAAAGATATTGAAGCCAATATTATTGGTAAAGATAGAGAAACTTCTATTGCTAGTGCAAATGCTTTTGTAAATATTTTAAAAGCAAATTCTGAAAAGGTTGCACAAAAAACAAAACAAGACCTTTTAAAAGATACTCCAGCACCTGTAGGTGGTACAGGAGGAACTCAAACTGTAAGTAATTTAGAAGAATTACAAAATGCCTATTCCGTTGCTCTTAAAAACAAAGATGTTATTGAACAAGCAAAATTATTAAGACAAATTCAAGAAGAGCAAATTAAAAATCAATCCAACATATAGGCAAGGCACGATTTTTAAAGGGAAACAAAAATAAAGAAAGAGGTGTATTAATATGACAGGTACAGAAACTGTTCAATCATTCAATGTCCTAAATTATTCAGGATTATTATATAACAAAGCAGACACAAGCACTCCATTCTTAAACTTAATTAGTGGTAATGTTAAATACACTAATTCAGTAGAATTTGTTTGTGGTCAATATTATACTAGCGAAGAAGGAGTTATTCCAGCAATTTCAGAAACTGCTTCATTAACTGCTCCAGACGCTACATTTGTAACAAGAAGTCAATTATCTAACGTTACACAAATTTTTATGGAAAGTGTTGCAATTTCTTATGCAAAACAATCAAATATGGCAACTTTAAGTGGTGTTAATATAGCAAATCAAACTGCTAATCCACAAGACGAATTAGATTTCCAAGTTGCTAGAAAAATGGAAAAAGTTAAAAGAAGTATTGAAAAAACATTCATTCAAGGAACTTATAATAAGGCTACTGCTGATAGCGAAATCAACAAAACTAGAGGTATGTTAGAAGCAATCACTACTAACGTTGTTGCTGCTGGTGGTAAAGGATTAGATTTATGGTTACTTGACGAAGCAGTTGCTGACATTAAGAGTGCTGGTGGAGATATAACTAATATCTACGCATTCGTTAATACTAACAACTTACTTCAAGTTAATGGTAATGCTATAGAAATGGGTATGCCAATAGGTGTTGCTAAAGATACTGAATACGGTATCCAAGTTAGAGATGTTATTCTTCCAATAGGTGCAACTATTAAATTAGTTTTAGGTGCATTTATTCCAGAAGGAACTGCATTAATATTCAACCCTAAATATATTGGACCAGTTGAACAACCAGTTCCAGCAAAAGGTAACTTCTTCTTAGAAGAACTTGCTAAAACAGGTGCAGGTGCTAAATATCAAATCTTCGGACAAATCGGTCTTGACCACGGTCCAGAATGGTATGCTGCTAAGATTACAGGATTATCTACTACATTCACTGCTCCAGTTGGGCAAAAAGTTGTTACTGTTGCTAGTGAATAGTAAGAGTGAATAAAGAGAAAGAGGTGTATTTAAAATGACAGACCAAGAGCAATTAGAAATGTTAAGATTATTTATCTTCAAAGATAGCACTAATGATGAACAAGACGAATTATTAACTGCTTATCTTGATTGTGCTCGTGCCATTCAATTAAATGCACTTTTTCCTTATGATGATAATGCTACTGTTAGTGAAGACAATTATAGATTAAGAAATTGGCAAGTAAGATGTGCTAAAGAATTGTATGACGGTTCTGATAGAAGTGGAATACAATCTTATAGTGAAAATGGTCTTAATGTTAGTTATTTTGCTAATATTGTTTCACAAAGTCTTTTAATGGAATTAACTCCAAAAGCAGGTTGCCCTATAGGAAGTGATGAAGTTGATACCGATTAAACCAAACCCAATAGATTGGAAAAAAACATTGTATGTAGCAACTTTTAAAAAAGTTATATATGATGATGAACATAATGAAATAAGGACTTATAATGAACCAGTTGAATATGAATATAATTATCAACCAGTATCAAGTTATTTAGATATTCAAGAGTTTGGTAAAGACGCTACTAAAATACAGAAGATGGTTTTACCAATAAGTGACGAAGGATTATTTAAAGAATATGATTTGGCATATTTAAATGGTGCAGTTCCATTCAATGAAACTTCTGATACTTCTTATCAAGAAGATAAAGTTTACTTTAGTGAAAACAAAGGTAAATATAAAGAATTAGAGGCAGAAACTGATTACAACATTGGAGATGAAATTGAAGGAAATATATATGAAAAAGAACCTAATTTTGGAGATAATGCAAATTATGTATTTCTTCCTCCAAAAGTAGGTAATGCAGTAGTTATAATATATTGTCAAAAAATAAAAGGAAAGTAGGTGCTATTTATGTATAAATTTACAAATGGTGTGGTTGTTTATGATGAAGTCACTAGAGATAAATATGTAAAAGCAGGTTTAATTTTAGTTGAAGAACAACCTAAAGCAAAGGAAGAAAAAGAAGTTGGGGAAGAGAAAATACAAAACAAGGCTAAGCCAGAAGAGTATAGAAGAACTTCAAAAAGAACTTCAAGATTTGGTAACAAGTCTAAATAAAGGAATAGAAACTTCTACCAAAGAATTAGGCAAAAAAAGTTTAGATTATATGAAAAAGCAGTATATGGAAAATAATTTATCTTCACATACTGGAAATATAACTCTAACGCCTTATAAAAATAGATATAAAAACGGCTTTATTATATCTTCAGGAGATGATGAAGTTGCTGTATATAATGAATTTGGTACTGGTATAGCAGGTGTTGGGACAAATCCTTTAGCAACTGATACTGGTTATGAATATAATATGGCTAGTCCATATAAAGGCTATATTCCTGAAGGTGCTATTGCACAATATGGATTAAAAAATTGTGAAAAATGGACTACTCCTAATACTTGGTGGTATTTAAAAGATGGCAAATGGCATCATACAGAGGGTATGAAAGACGGGGGCAAAAAAATGTATTATGGCTTGGTAGAAGAAATCAGAGATGTTTATGTCAATGATTTGAAAGTGGCAGTAAGTCAAACTATAGGAAATTATGGAGGTAAAAAATGATAGCAAAGAAATGGTATAATGAAAAGTTGTATCCAGAGTTAAAAGAATACGTTGAACAAAATTCTATATACTCGCCTTTAGTTACTAAAGTTTATACTGAACAAAGTAAAGTGTTTCCTATAGTAACAGTTAAACTAGGTAGAGAAAAACAAGTCTTCGGAAATTTAACTTGGGGTGAAAAAAGATACCCATTCAGAATAGAAATAAATATTTATTCTAATGACAAAACCATAGATAACAAGAAAGTATCTAAAATAGCAATAACTGATGAAATATCAGATATAGTAGAAACTTACTTTAATGATAGTTGTAAAGTATCACTTTTTAGGGAAGATGATATTGCAAATATAGATGGTAATATTCGTAGAAACATAATTATTGTTGAAGGGATATTAGATACCAAATTAGGCGAAGATGATTTAATTATGTACCCAGCGAGCAATTATTAAAGGGAAAAGAAATTAATAAAGGAGTGAATTAAATTATGGCAAAAGCATATAATGATATTGGTATTGAATTAAGAGTTAAAGAAAAAAGTGCTGAAAAATATCCTGCTGCAATACTTGTAGAAATCAAATCTACACCAGCAACAGGTCAAGCAGGAGGAACTTTAGAAGTTACTACTCATAGTGACCCAACTAAAGTATATATTCCAGATAGACCAGATACTGGAGATATGGATTACACATTTAACTATACAGAAGCAAATTATACTGCTGTTAAGGCTATTTGTGATAATACTGAAAAAGATATTTTAATCAAATATCCAGATGGAACTGGTGTTGAATACTCAGGAATATCTCAAGTTTGGCATAATGAAGTATCAGTTGGTGCTGTATTAGAATGTACATTACATACTGTTCCTGCTACTTCACCAGCAGATTTAACTTCAGCACAAGTTACTGCAAAAATAGCAACTGAATAATTTATTAAGGAGGGAAAATTATGAGAAAATGCTCAATAACAATTAATGACAAGGAATACACTATTCAATTAAATAGAGAAAGTGTTACTTGGTTAGAAAATTCGGGGTTTGATATGTCAAAATTTGACAATAAACCTTTAACTTATGTTGAATTACTATGGACTTCAGGTTTCTTAATGAACCATAGTGAAGTAAATCCAAATCTTGCTTTAAAGTTAATGGATACTTACAGAGAAGAGGGTGGAGATATATCAGAGGTTGTAAAATTCATAATTGAAGAATATCAATCTTTTATCAGTGCCCTATCCGTTACAAACTCAAAGAAGAAAGCGAAGATAACAGAAGTTTAGATGAAGAGGACGGTAAGCAATATAAAAATCTTACAGACTATTTTAAAGATTTGCTTCCGTCTGCTATTGAATACGGTATGTCTATCAAAGATTTTTGGGAAGAAGACCCAGAATTATTTTGGGCATACCGTTTTTCTTATATAAATAAAATAAAACAACAAGAGGAGATAAATAATTATAATGCTTGGTTACAAGGTATGTATTTTTTTGAAGGAGTATCAATAGCCCTTGCAAATTCATTTGGAAAAGCAAAATTAAAATATCCTACTCAACCTTATGGATTTGAAAAAGAAAAGAAAGAAAAACCTAAATTAACAGAACAAGAAAAAACAGTTATAGAATTAAAAGGAAGAGTAGCACAAGTTCAAGCATTATGGAAACAAAAGGAAAAGGGCAAAGAAAGTAGCACCACAGAAAAGAGGGAAGAGGTGGTGAAAACAAATGGAAAGGATTAAATTAAATATACAAAGGTTTGCAAGCGATAGTAATACTGTTGAAGTAGAATTGGCTATGGTTGTAAAAGAGTTACAATCATCAGTTAATAAAGCAAATACTTCTTTGAATACTTTAAAAGGTAATGTCAAAGGGGTAACATCTGAAGCAAGTGGTATTAAAAATGTTGCAAGACAAATTAAGGACGCTTTCTCGTCAATTAATCTTTCATCAATATTTAATTCAATAAAAAGGTTAGGAAGAACTCTATATAGTGATTTCTTAACTAAAGCGATTGATACCTCAGAGGAATTAAACTTATTCAATGTTGTTTTTGACAATGTAGAAAAAAATGGTAAAACAGTATTTAGTAATTTAGGAAAAGAAGCAACTCAATTTCAAAATAAACTAAATGAAGCATTTGGAACAAATAAAAAAGAAACAATGCGTTATCAAGGTTTATTCCAATCAATGGGTGAGAGTGCAGGTTTAAAAGAAGAAGTTGCAGCATTAATGAGTGAAAATATGACTAAATTGTCATACGACTTAGCCTCATTATATAATACTACAGAAACTAAGGCAGCAGAGAGTTTAAGAGCAGGTGTTTATGCAGGTCAAACTAAGCCATTAAGAAATTATGGTATAGACGTTACACAGACATCATTTAAACCTATAATGGAAGGATTAGGTTTAGAAAAATCAGTAAATGAATTAACTCAAGCAGAAAAAGAAGTATTAAGATATATAGCAACATTAAATCAAGCAAGAAATGCTATGGGCGACTTTGCTAACACTATAGAGAGCCCTGCCAACCAATTAAAAGTATTAAAACAACAATTTTATGAAATGCAAGCAGCAATAGGTACTTTATTTGTTGGTGCATTTGCAAGAATACTTCCTTATGTTAATGCTATTATAATGGTTATTAAAGAGTTGGCAAAAATAATTGCAGGTTTCTTTGGTATTAAGATGAAAGACTACAACACAGGAATTGCAAGTTCTGCTGAAGCGTTAGATGACTATAGTGCAGGTCTTGGAGGTGTTGCAGATAGTGCTGGCGGTGCAAGTAATGCTATAAAAGAATTAAAAAGACAAACTTTAGGATTTGACCAAATTAATAATTTAACTTCTCCTACACCAAGTTCAGGTGGCTCTGGTGGTGGAGGCGGTGCTGGCGGTGGTCTTGCTGGTGGAATAGACCAAAGATTACTAGACGCTATCAAAGGTTATGATAATGGTATGGATAGTGTTAGAATGAAAGCATTAGACATTCGTGACGCAATTATGGATTGGCTTGGATTTACTAAAGTTATAAATAAAGAAACTGGAGAAGTTACTTGGAAATTAAAAGATAATAATTCAACAATGGCACAATTAATACAAGCATTAAAAGATATAGTTACTTATGGTGTTAAAGCAATTAAAAAGGTATTCAATATAATTAAAGATGACTTTGATAATGGTTCATTCGGAAAATTATTTGTAGGAATATTTAAAACCATAGCAGGTTTATTAAAGGTTATCGCTGAAAATGAAGCCGCTGCTCAAATAGTAGCAAAAATAGTAGAAAGTGTATTACTATTTAAGACAGTAGAAGGAATACTAAGTCCATTTACAAAGAAATTTGAAAAATTAGGTAAGGCTATAGCAAAAGTAACTGGTGCAAAAAATGTTAAAGAAGTTGGAAAAATGTCTGACCTTACGAAATCAATAAAGAAAACATTTAATGTTCCAGACGCTAAAACAGTATTAAAAGGTTTAGCAGATGTGGCAATAATAATTGGTGGAATGACAGCAATAGTTGCTGCAATCGGATTATTAACTAAAATACCGGGATTTAATTCAGTAATGAATGGTGGTATAGAAACAGTTATAAAAGTATTCTCAGGAATAGGAAAAATAATTCTTCCACTTGCTGCTGTTAGTGCCGGAATGGCATTATTAGGAACATTAGGAGTTGGTCCTATTGCTATGGGATTAGCAGATTTAGCAATCATTATTATAGGTACAGAAGCAGTAGTATTAGCAGCAGGTGCAATAAACAAAATTGCTGGTGATTTCATATCTTCAGGAATAGATGTTATACAAAAAATATTTAATGGTATTGCAAAAGTTGCGTTGCCATTAGGAGTAATGTCAGCGGCATTTATGGCAGTTGGATTACTTGGTGGTATGGGTGCAGCAGCATTAGCCGTAGGTCTAGCAGACTTTGCTATTGTAATTGTTGGAACAGAGGCAGTTATTGCAGCAGCAGGTGCTATTAGTAAAATACCGGGATTTAGTTGGTTAGTTGGAGAAGGAATAAAAGCCTTAAAGAAATTATTTGAAGGACTAGGTGAAATAGCCGGAAGTCTAGTAAAAGGATTTATAAATGTTTCATTTAGTGGTCTTGAAGATATTGGAACACATTTAGCAGGATTTATGAATAATGCTAAGCCATTCTTTGATGAAGCCTCTAAAATAAATGAAGGAACAACTGCTGGAATTAAAAATTTAGCAGCAGCAGTATTAATCTTAACAGCAAATGATGTATTAGATGGATTAACTTCTTGGTTTACAGGAGGTTCAAGTTTAGAAAAGTTTGGGCAAGATTTAGTTGCATTTGCTCCTAACTTTAAAAAATATGCTGATGAAATATCAGGTATAGATACTAAAGTAATTACTGCTACTTCAACAGCAGCAAAATCATTAGCAGAATTTGCTAAGAATGTTCCAAACGAAGGTGGATTAGCAGCATTATTTGCCGGAGAAAATAGATTAGATGTATTCTCAAGTTATTTACCAACATTTGGTAAAAATATGAAGAAATATGGCGATAGTATCAAAGGATTAGATACTAGTGTTATAACAAGTTCAGCAAACGCTGCAAAAGCAATAGTTGAAATGTCTAAAGAAGTTCCAAATCAAGGTGGAATGGTAATGTACTTTACTGGTGATAATACAATAGATGTATTTAGTAAATATCTACCAGCATTTGGTACTAATATGAAAAAATATTCTGATAACATTAAAGGAATTGACGCAGGTGTAGTTAAAAACTCAGCAAATGCAGCAAAAGCATTAGCAGAAATGGCTAAAAATTTACCAAATCAAGGTGGTATAGTTTCTTGGTTTACTGGAGATAATAAACTATCTGATTTTGGTGCAGATTTGGCTAAATTTGGTAAATCATTCAAGAGTTACTATGGATATATAAAAGAAATAACAATGAGTAAAATTGAAAGTGCAACAACTGCCATAAAGAATATAGTTACTGAAGTAAAAAGAATTAAAGATAATAAACTTACTACAACATTAAATGAATTTGCTAACGGTTTAAGTAGTGCTGGTGGTAAAATCAAATCGTTCTTTAATAATAGTTTTTCAAGTACTCAAGGTTTTAATATAGGATATTCGTTTGGTGCAAATATAGCCTCTGGAATAAGAAGCGGTATTAGAGATTATCTTGGTTCAACAATAAAAATAAAAGATAATGGTTCAACAGTAAAATCATTTAGGATACGAGCAAATGCTGATGGTGGTGTATTTGCAAATGGTGCTTGGCAACCAATTCAAGCGTATGCTAATGGTGGTGTACCAACAGGTGGTCAATTATTTATGGCTAGAGAAGCAGGACCAGAATTAGTAGGTAGAATAGGAAGACACACTGCTGTAATGAATAATAATCAAATAGTTGATAGTGTTAAAGCAGGAGTTTATGAGGCTGTAAGTGCTGCTATGAGTAATGGTGGTATGGGTTCAGTACAAATAGACTTACATACTGACGAAGGTGTTGTTGTTGATAGAATAAATAAAATAACAAGACAAACTGGAGTATGTCCTATAGATATATAAAATAAACTAGGGTAGCACCTTAGAAAAAGGGAACACAGAAAGGAATGATTAATATGGATTATGATATTTATGTTAATGGAACAAAATTACCTTATGTAGCAAGTTACCAAGTAGGTTGGTATGACGTATCAAGGGATAGTGGAAGAGATACAACAACAGCAGATGGAACAATGATATTAAATGTAATAAGTCAAAAGTTCAGATTAGATATAACAACAAAGTATCTAACAGGAACAGAATTAAATAACTTTTATTCAAAAATAAGAGTAGCCCCAACAATGACAGTATCATTTTATAACCCATATACTGCAAGTAGAGAAACAAAGACAATGTATAGAGGAGATAGAACATCAACATTAAGATATACTAGAGGTAATAGTTCTATGTTTGAACCTATAACTATTGCTTTAATTCAATTATAGGAGGTAGTTTATGGCGACACAAAATTTTATAAATGAATGTAAAAATATGGCAAATGCCAATAGACTTGGTAGATTTGATTTACAAATGTATGACAGATTTGAAAAGGAATTTAAAGGCAATACCCTACAAGATGGTACACCAACACCAGATACACCAGTAGAAATACAAAGTGTTACTGGATTACAAAATGTAAATGTATGTGGTAAGAATTTATTTGATAAAGATAATTATACAATTAAAGATAATACTGCTACTTGGACACCAACTGAAACAGGTGGTACATTTTCAAATACTGGAACTTGGGGAAATGGAGTTGCTTGGAGATATAAATTAGATACAACAAAAACATATACATTAAAAGCAAATGGTTTTTCAAATAATGTATTTTGTTATATAAGAACATATACAAATAATACTTATTCAACAACAAAAACAAGTATTTTAAATGATGGCTCAGGCAATATTTCAAAAACATTTACACCTGATAGTGAATATGTGGCAATATTATTTAGAAATAGTCAAGCAACAAATAATGTTGAAATAACTAATATACAACTAGAACAAGGTTCAACTGCTACTGAATACGAACCATATAAAGGTAATACTTATGAAGTTAATTTAGGTAAGAATTTAATAAAGTTAGAAGATGGAACATTTACTGATGGAGCAAATTTAACAATAACAATAGAAAATCAAAGAGTAATTTTAAATGGAACTACAAGTAAAAATTATTTATGGATAAATTTAACAAAAAAAGATTATAGATATGGAACACCAAATACTTCAAATAAACCTTTATGGTTTAATGAAGAAATAATACCAGTAGGGCAATATATAGGTTCTTCAACAAATAATCTATTAAGAATATTATATACTGATGGTACAAATTCAACAGGTGCTTATGTATCAAATAGTAAACATATAAGTGGTTTTGGTTTATATATAGGAACAAGTGGAACTACTTTTAATAATCAAGAAATACAAGTACAACTAGAAAAAGGTACTCAAGCAACTTCATATAGTCCATACTTTACACCAATAGAATTAAATAAAATAGTTGATTATCAAGATAGTATTAAAAAAAGTAGTGGCAAGAATTTATTTGATATATCAACTTGTGGTTGGGGTTATATAAATGCAAATGGGCAAGTAATAAGTGATAGTACAGAAAATGTATTAACTGATTATATAAAAGTAGAAAGTGGAAAAGATTATACTATATCTTTAAATACACAATTTTATAATATAGCCTATGCCTTATTTAATAGTAGTAAAACTTATATATCAAGACAAAATAATAATAATAAAACTACATTAACAATATCAATACCTAGTGGAACAAGTTATATAAGAGTATGGTTAAATAGAAACCCTGCATTTACAAATTTAGAAGATATATTACAATATCAACCAATGATAGAACAAAACTCTCAAGCAACAAGTTATGAACCTTATGGAAAAGTATGGTATGTAGAAAAGAATATAGGTAAAGTTGTTTTAAATGGTAGTGAAACTTATTCACAAATAGATAATTCATCTTATAGTGATACTATTTTAAGATTTGCTACAAATATAACTGATAAAAAACCTAATACAGGAGATACAATAAAAGATAATATATTATCAGATAAGTTTACTTGTAAAATTTTGAATGATAATTCTACAAGACAAACAAATAGTATTACAGGACAAAATGGATTAATAAGAATAAATTTATTTATAGATAAAATCATTATAGGTGGAACTGATACTAATGCTTTAACAACTTGGTTATCATCAAATAATACTATTATAAACTATGTTTTAAGTACTCCAACATATACTGAAATAACAAATACTGAATTAATTAATCAATTAGAAAGTATTGAATTATTAAAAGGTACAAATAATATAACTATTACAAGTGAAGATTTACCAATTATATTTGATTATAGTTTCTGGAATGGAGATACTGAGGTTGATGAAGATGATAGGTTTTTAGAAATAAATCAATCTAATCATTTAACTAGTATAGAATTAAAAGATAGTTGTTGTGTAAATAATAATATATTAGGTACAACATATACGAAAAGTGCTGAAGTAGAATTATTAGACTTACCTGTTGGTACAAAATTAGAAAGTCAAATAATAACTCCAGAGATTGGAGTAAAATATAATGATGATACTACCGAATATGAAACTTTTGATGATTATGTAATTGAAAATTCAAATGATGAGCAAACAGGTAGTAATACTAAATTTACTGCTATGAATGGGGGAACATTACTAGATAAAGAATATAAATGTTCATTATCGTTTGAAAATGGTCAAACACATACTATAAATGAATTTTATCAGGACGCTTGTAGCCAGATAGGATTGACCCCTACAAATACTACATTTGATAATAGTGAAATAGTAATGACAGGTAATCCATTTACTAACAAAGAAACAATAAGAACAGTTATAAGTGAAGTTGAAAAGACATCTTGTAGTATTGCAAGAATTGATTGGAAAAATAAAACAATCTCTCTAACGTGGTTAAGCAACCAAATAAACTATGAATTTAACACAAGCGATTATTCTACTCTTGAAGGTAGTTTAACGCAGTATGGGCCTTTAAATGTTATTATAATAGCCAATTCTCAGTTGAATGGTGAAAACGTAGTTATGACAGACAAAGAAAGTGTGGCAGAATATGGAGAACATCAGATAATTATAGATAGCCCATACTTCTTATACACAGAAGAATTGAGGAAACAGGCTATTCAAGCAATCTATAATAAATTAGATGGATTGAAATATTATGATTTAAAATTGACTACTCCTTATGGTAAGCCTTTCTTAAATATAGGTGATAAAATAAGAATTAATACTAATGAAAATCAAGTATTAGATACTTATGTATTAAGCCATACATTTAAGTTTGATGGTACATTTAGTAGTATAATTGAAAGCCCTGCATTAACTCAGGAAGAACAAACTATTAAAAATGAGTTCAAAGGCAATTCAGTAAGAGAAAAATTGAGAAGAACTGAATTAATGGTTGATAAAACAACGGGTGAAATTACTGCTATTACTGATAGAGTAACAAATGTCGAAAACGAGTTCGGAGATGTATATTCAAAAGAAGACGTAGATATATTAATTCAAGACGCAAAAAATGGTATAACTAATAACTTTATAAATAGTGGTGGTAATAACTTATTAAGAAATACCGGTTTATGGTTTGAAGATAGAAGTACAGTTGAGTATTTATATCCAAGTGAAGATTTATATCCAAGTGAAGATTTATTTTTAAAAGCAGACCCACATTGGGAATTTTGGAGTGGTAATGCCGAAAAAGTAAAAGAAGATAAAGCAAGTAATTTATCAGGTATATCATTACAAAAGGGTTATTTTGAACAAACGCAAGAAATAAGAAGTGGTACATATACATTAAGTTTTAAATATAAGAAAAATGAAAATATTCCAACAGCAAATGCTAATGTGCAAATAAATGATAAATATATTTACTTGACCGAAAATCAAGGAGAAATTATAGAAACTTTTACAGTATCTACTCAAAGTGTAAATATTAAATTTTATTGTGATACAGATGATGGTTTTGAAATATATGATTTAATGTTAAATGTAGGTAGTGAAAAAGCAGAATATAGTCAACATCAAAACGAAACAACTACTGATACAGTTAATATAAGTAAAGGTATAACAATAACAAGTAGTGAAACTAATACAGTATTTAAAGCAAATAGTGATGGTGTAAGAATATATAACGATAGAGATATGGAAAACCCAGTTACTAATTATACTGATTTAGGTATGGATACTAACAGAATAGAAGTAAAAGATGAAGCAAAAATAGTAAATGTGTTATGGAAAGATGTTGGAAATAATACTTGGATAAGTAGATTATAGGAGGTGTATTATGGCGACATTAAATTATAATTGGCAATTGATAGCAGAAGCAGGTGGTTCTATAAATGGGAACACCTGCAATGTTAGAATATATGCAAAAATAAATTCTCAAAGTATGGCAAATAATAACTCATCAGTAAGTTATCAAAGTAGATTGTATTATAGCAATAGTTATGGTTTTAGTTCGTATGACCCTACAACAAAATCTATAAGTGGTACAGGAGCAGGAAGTCAAAGTGCAAATGCTTATGGTACTTATGGTGGTGGTGAAACAGTATTACAAACTATAACAGGTGTAGTAGGTCATAACGCAAGTGGAAACGCAAATGTTTCTATGAGTGCTAATTTTAATGCAGGACCTTGGGGTTATAATGTAACTGCTAGTGGTAGTGCTAGTTTACCAAAAATAAATCGTTATTCAGTAACTAATAGTGTAACTGGTGTTGATATAGAAGAAGAATTTAGTGTTAATTATACAAAATACATCAATAATTATCAATATAAATTAAGAATATCAGTACCAAACAAAGCAGAATTAGAAAGAATAGATTATAATACAAGTGGTGAACCGTTTAGATTAAGTCAAGAAACAATAGAAAGAATATTTTATAATAACCCTGATGATAAATATGTAAAATTTGGAACAGATAAAGACTATAGAATAAAATTAGGATTTGCAGTAGAAACTTGGAACGGTTCACAAAGATTATATAATGGAAATGAAATAGTAAAAACTTGTGAGATAAGAAATGCGAACCCTGTATTTACTGATTTTGATTATAATGATATAAATGCAACTACAGTAGCATTAACAGGAAATAGTAAGTATAATATAAATGGTTATTCTAATATAAGAGTTACAATAAGTTCACAAAATAAAGCAATAGCACAAAAAGGTGCTACAATGAGCAAATATCAATTAATGATAGGAAGTGCTACACCAAAAGAAGTACCATATAGTGATACTGAAGATGTTAGTATAGATTTACCAAATGCTAGTATAGGAGAATATAAAGTATATGCAATAGATAGTAGAAATAACTCAACTCCAGTAACTAAATTATCATTAAAAAACATAGATTATAAACCTTTAGATTTAGATAGGCAAAAATCTTATGTTGAAAGAGATGATGGTGGTATAGGAGAAAATGTCACTTTGAAATATCAAGGAACTATGTGGAATGATAGTTTTGGAGCAGTAAGTAATGATGTTACATTGTCTGAATATTATGTTAAATTAACAAGCCAAGATGATACACAATGGGTAAAAGGAACAACTGATATTACACCAACTAAAAACAATGAAAATTTTAGTTTTAGTGGTTTTATTAGAAATATTAGTACTAATATATTTAATATACAAGATAGTTATGATTTTAAAATAGTGTTACAAGATAAATTAAGTAGTAGTGTAATTCAATTAACACCACTACCAAGTGGTATTCCTAATATATCATTAAATAAAAATGGTGTAGGTATAATGTGCGATTATGATGAAAGCAAAGGTGGTTTATTACAAGTTGGTGGAAAAATAATTGGAGAAAGTAGCGGTGGAACTAAACTATGGGAAAATTCAAATCCAAGTGCTAGTTTCAGTGGAAACATTACTTTAAATAGTGATGATTATGATTTGTTAGAATTTTATTTTTATAAAGGAACAGATAGTACAAAATCAGTACATTCAACAAAAATAATAAAAGGATACGATGGTCAAATTTCTATATCAGGAACAGGTGTATTTAATAATGTTACATACAATTCGACAATAAGAAGAAATATAACATATAATAGTGATACGCAATACAATATATCAACAGCATTATATAGATATGGAAATTCAAATAGTTATGCAGTTAGTAATGTATTAATACCTATACAAGTAATAGGATATAAATTATAAAGGAGGAATTAAATATGGCATATAATAAAACAACTTGGGAAAATTCACCAAGTACAAACACACCAATTAAAGCAGGAAACTTAAACAATATAGAAGAAGGAATATATCAAAATTCAATTAGTATAGAAAATAATGAAAGTAATATTGGGGATTTAACAAATTTAATAACACCAGTTAAAACAAATATAGTTAATTCAATAAATTCAGTATATGGAACTAAATTATGGGAAAACCCTAATCCTAGTTCGAGTTTTAGTGGAAATATAACATTAAGTAGTGATGATTATGATACATTAGAATTTTATTTTCATAAAGGTACTGATGACGAAAACTCAATACACGTTGTTAAAGTAATAAAGGGATATGGTGGTCAAGCCGTTATATCTGGTACTGGTGTGTTTAGTGGTACTACATATAATTCTGTAATAAGAAGAAACATTGTTTATAATAACGATACACAATATAATATTTCAACTGCAATTTATAGATATGGAAATTCAAATAATTATCAAGTAGAAAATATATTAATACCACTATATGTAATTGGTTATAAATCAGGGCTATTTTAATGTATAGCGAAGAAATTGCAAAATTATTAAAATTGCGATATAATTTAATTAGTGTAAAAGAGTATATGCAAATTGTTGGTAGTCCTCAAGTTGACCACGTTAAATATGAAAATAACGAGTTTAAAATTTGGACTACCGACGGTTATGCTTTTACTTTAAAAATAAGGAGGGAATAATATGAAATATTTTATAGCGTACAAACAAAATGAAAGTGATTATGTTTTTGTAAATAATATAGGCACTTCAATAGGGAAAACAATGACATATTATAATGCTATTGATTTCTTATCAAAAGAAAATGCAGAAAATATATGTAAATTTTTAAATGAATTAGATAATACTAATGAATATATAGTTATAAAATATGAATATTCTTTAAATGAAGAATAATGAAGGGGCTATTATGGAAAATAAATTTGAAACAGAAGTGTTATCAAGGCTAGCAGTTATAGAAAGTAAATTGGACGATTATAACAATATAAAAGCAAAAGGTGAAGAGGCACATTCTTTAAGTAAACAAAATGAAAAAGATATTGCTGAAATAAATGATAAGATAAAATGGTTAAGTAGAACTATAGCAGGAGCAATAATTGCAGGGATAATAGGGTTGGTATTTACTTTTGTAAAATAATATTGACAAAATAAAAAATTAGTATTAATATATTCATTCAAAGAAGAAGAGGGCAAGTAGCACCCTTTTCTTTTTTATTTAGAAGGGAGGTAAAATGAAAAAGGATTTTAGTAAAATTTGTATAAGAACAATTTTGACATATTTTATCATAATCTTAATGATATGTTGTTTAAAAGTATTTAATATTAATTACTTTGGTATTAAATATGATAACAATTTGTTAAATAGTTTTAGTGATTTTGTAACAAATCATAAACTGGAGAATGTATGGTATTCTATTACTTTATATATTTATACCTACTTTATACTTAGTATAAGTTGTAAAGATAATTCCAAGAAGATGAAATTATATTCATTACTGATTACTGCTATTGGAATACCTTATAAATTCTTAACAAATATGACCACTAACTTACCGTTATCATATACATTAGAATTTGTATTTTTATTAGTACCACCTATGATATACACCAAAGAAGTTAAAAATACTTTAAAGAATACGATATGTTATTTAATATTAAGTACTTTATTTGAAATAACAGCATTGTTTTGTAAAAATCTTTATTATAGTGTCAGCAGAGATTTTATCATTAATATAATGCTAGATATAGATTATATAATTTTGCAGTTATTATTTTATTATTATTATTTTGAAAGAAAGGAGGTTAAAGATTTATGGGTGATGGTAGTTGGCTTATTTTCGGACCTGTTGCGTGGGTTTATGCGATTGCCGGCTTCTTTACAGCAGTTGTTAAAACACCTGTCTTATGGTTTAAAGAGGCTCAAAAGTACTACGAAAAAGGTCTTGAAAGAGAAAGACAAATGGAAAAAGTTAGATAATATTGTATTCTTATCATTTTATTATTTATTAACAACTTTCTGGAATATCTTTACAGTTGTATTGATAATATATATTGCAAAGATAAATAATGCAGCAGTTACCATAACATTTATTTTATTTGCGTTCTTGTTTAATAAAGGGAAGTTTGGTAAACCCTTGCATTTAAAAAGTGCGTTCTGGTGTTTTATAATATCTAATATTTCTTATTACTTTATTTCAAGATTAACTCTACCAATAGGAACATCATATTTAGTACCTATATTAGTAGGAGTATTAATGTCATACTTTACGGCATTGATAGTTAAATATAATATGAAAGATATTTATAGAGGTATATCTGAGGAAGAATTAAGAAGTATATGTGAAATAAAACATTTAGATAAATATAAAACAGATTTCTTAGTTGATTATTATTGTAATAAAATGAATTATGTACAGTTACATTTTAAATACAAATATTCAGTTGATAGATTAAGACATATAAAAATGGAGTATTTAAAAGAATTTAAGAATAGTTAATTACGACTATTCTTTTTTTTGACACAAATAAACACATTTGAAATGCTAACTTTGAAATTGAAAGGAGATATATTTGTCAAAATTAAGGGAGTTCCCCAGAAAGAATAATTTTGAGTATATCTTCTTTTTTTGTTAGGAGGAAATATTATGTTTAACAACCCTTATATGAATAGTTATAATCCGCAAATGACTATTGATAAGATTAATGAACAAATGAATGAATTAAACAGAATGAAACAACAATTACAACAAACTAATCAGCAACCTATGCAGCCTATTACCCAAAACTTCCAGATAGCACCTACTAATAGAGAAGTTATTAGATATGCTAATTCAATGGAAGAAGTGCAAAGAGATATGGTTATAGGAGATACACCATACTTTAGTAAAGATATGTCTGTTGTATGGATTAAGAATACAAAAGGAGATATTAAAACCTATGAACTTACAGAAATAATTGCAAAAGATGATAAAGATATACAAATAGAAATGTTACAGGCACAAATAAATGAAATGAAAGGAATGATTAGTAATGCAAAACCAAATGATGAATTTACTGATGATTGT